ATAGTTCCACTATTACCTATAATAGCAATTGTAGCTGGAATTGGTTTGTATCTGTATAGTTTGAAACAACAGTTTGATGATTTTATGTTTGAACTAGAGGCAACTGGAAGTATATGGGAAGCATATAAAACAGGTATAGTTTCATTTATTTCAAATATACTTGGACTTCCTTTCGACCTACTCAAAGATGGTGTATCTTGGATTATTGGAAAAATAGGTGATATATTTGGACTTGAATCTTTTACAAACGCAGAAAGTTTTCTAGATAGTTTTTCCTTTGTAGATATGATTGCAGACCTTATGACCACTGCTGGTGATTACCTTGCTGGGTTGTTTGGTAGTATGTTAGATGTTTTAAAAAATATTGGTAGAAAAATACTTAAAGCCGTCGGCCTTGATGATTTATCAGAAAGTCTTTTTGGTACTAAAGAGAGTGATGAAGCTGCAAAGAAAGCAAAAGCAGAAGAACAAAAACTTTTTGAAGAAAATAGAATTAAACTAAGAGAACAACAGAAGTTAGAAAAGGAAACAGAAGAAGCAAAGAAACGTGAAAAAATAAAAGCAGAAAAAAATGCACTACAGCCTAAAGCTACAGCAACACCTGATTTGAAAAATCCAAATGCTGGTGGTGGAGGCCCGGTGAATGTAGTATCTGCACCAACATCAGTTGTAACTACAAGTAATTCATCAAATACAACAACATCAACACCAATTAGACAACCTAATTTTGTTACTGGTATGTTGGCAAACGCTATGAGCTAATTAAAAACCCCCCATGTTTCCATGAGGGGCTCTCTTCTCTGTATAGTGACTATTTTAGTCCGAATCTAATTCAGCGACTAGGATACATTCACCTTACCTTAGTCTCTAAAGAATGATTTATTCCTAGAGAAACCATCAAAGTTACTATAATCATTTTGAACAATAGGCAACCATGCACTAATATCATCTGACAACTTTAGTGGACGAACATCTTCCTGATCAACCCATCCTTCTGGACGTACCTTTACTGGACCTTCTGGGGCCCTAATAATTGGTACACCATTAGATGTTGTACGGATTTTACGATTTGTTTGTTCAATCGCATCAAGGATTTTAACAATATCCGTGTTAGGTCCGATTGTGATACCCAAACCAACAATACTTTCAATTTGTGCATAATCATCACAACTAAATTTAGGTGGATCAGTAAAAACAACTGTGCCTGGTTCTACATCAGTAGAGCAGACAAATGTAATTGATTTGGGTGTTAAAATGATCTCAGCCAGAGCGTCTGGTGAGATCAATGCAACGAAAACAGTTAGCAAGACACTAAACTTCATAATATATTAGCTTCCTTCTGCAAGTTTTTCAAAATAAGATAATGTATCATCTTCATCATCTTTGGTTACGGTAACAGTAGGACTTGGAGCTGGTTCTTCCTTCGTATCTACCGTTGGTGATTTTACTGGTTCATCTTCCATCAAAGCTGTTACGTTTCCTACAGTAGTAGTCCCTGCAAGAACAGTACTCAAACGAGTCTTCAACTCATCATAAGACTTGAAATTAGATTCAGCTGTAAACTCTACAAGAGGATATTGTTTATTCCACACTGCTTCAATCTCATCATCATTATCAAACAATGGTGTGGGTGTGCTAAACTCAGATTTGTCGTAATTCCAATAACCATCTACCTTACGAATCTTCAATTTAAATTCTGCACCTTCCCAGAAATCAAATGGATTCACTGGAGTTTCATCTTCAAATGCTGGTTGCATTGATTCCATGCACTTATCAAAGATTTTCTTCCCGAACTTGTAGAGCATTACCTTGCCCTCATTCTGAGGATTTGTTTTATCTTGAATAACCATGATGTTTGCAAAGTATTGCAACTTACGTTTCTGTTTACGTGCAATCCCTTTATCGGATTCTACACCAGAGTTCCAATATGCAGAGTTCATCTCTGATACAGGATCGTTCTGTCCAATAGTAGTGAGAGAGTTTTCAATATACCACTGGCCAGTAGGGCCTTGAAACGCATGGTTCCAGACTTTTGCCCAAGGCAGGTCTTCACCATTAACAGCTGGAAGAAAACGAATAACGGCATAACCATTACCTGATTTATCTACCACTGGTTTCCACAGACGTTCATCTGCATAGGACTTCTTTTCTTGGGGGGCGTTTTCAGTTTGAACTGCACCCAGCAGTTTGTCCAAAGAATTGGACTTTTTTAGTGCTTGTAATGACATATGTATTTCTCCTTATGTGAATATATGCGATTTGTTATTGTATATATAATATACCACAAAGTTCTGCTTTTGTCAAGTACCTTATTGCAATATTATCAGTAGAACTTCCAATATTGTGTTTAGGGTCTACCCAATAGAATTGAGTATCTTTAAACTCTCTAAAAACAGCCAACAACTGATTCACCCAATTTTGTGGATTGAACCCCTTTGCATCTGCTGGTAAATAGTAATTACTTCCTTTATATATATTGTTTAAAAGTTCGTTCTTAGAAGAAAGATCAAACCCCAACATATAAACTTCTTCTGCTCCCTGTTGACAAGCAAGATATAGTGCAGTAGCTCCTGCTGACCAACCTCTAGGATAGTCTATGTTCTTAACAGGATCATTATCATCAACATAGGTAATCCATACACCAATATCTTTTGTCAATTTCTTTTGTAGATCATTCATATCTAAATTTGCATTTAGTTCTGACAATGAATCAATTCTCTGTTGTATGGTGGCTGGGTCTTTTCCTTGTATTACACAATTTGCAGTTTTGTTTTTACTTCTATGAATAAAATTTGGTGGTAAGTCAAATCCCATAAGAGACATTTCTGCAACTTCAGCTGGTAATACAGACCAATCTGCAAACCAACAAGTGTTCCATTTATAATATTTAGAATCATAAATTTCCTGTTGCATACCATAGTCTATTGCAACAAGATTGTCAACATCACCATCACGGTAAATTGCATTACAGCCCCAAGTAACAATAGAATTACTAAGAGATGTGTGAGGTTTATACCACGATCTTGATTCGCCGTTTCCTATTACTAAGGCTTTTTGCATACTTTAGTCTTTAACTCTACAACCCTGTCTTCCAGAACATTAATTGCAGTTTGTATTCTTCCAGTATCTTGTTCCCTTAGCATACTTTTTAAAACAGAAATTTCTTCCATTATAAAAATAATTCTCTCTACATCATGCATCTCTCAATGCCTCCCATGAATAAGGAAATAATTCTTCCCCTATCTTATCAATTTGATTTGCAACCATTTGAGTTTCAAGTTGTGTATCTGGCTTGCATCGTAGGTTGCACACACGAGCAAATGCCATTAGTGATCCACTCCAGTACCATTCAGTGTACATGGATTGTGGTAAGACCATTCTAGCCATCTCTGGTGCAATATTCAAGTCTAACATATTGTTGTAACATTCTTTTGCAGACTGATGTGTAGAAGATATATCTAGTTTTATAGTTTCATTAGAAGAACCCTGCTTCTTGTTCTCTGCTGCAAGTCTCCACTCTTTAGGTTCATAGAACTCAGGTTCATCATCTACGTATCTACGAGACACTTCATTCCACACCAAACCAACTTGATGCTTCACTAATTGTCTTGCAACGAATATTGGAGCTTTAACATGGATTTGCATAGATGCGTGTCCAAAGGGGCTCCAATGATTATGTTTCGCAAGATATTTAATCAAACCCTCATCTTTAGTGGACAACAATCCTTCTACAGCTCCTGCTTCTGGAATTGCATCCCAATCAGATGTTTTTGCAAACGATACTCTCGCTGCATTAACTACAGAAAGATCACTTCCCATTTTATCTATAAATTTAACTTCCACACTAAATCATTTCTGATGTATATGATGTTAAAGGAATACCTTTACCTGAGTTTACATTAAAGTTTTCTGTTGTTGTTTTTTTATTGATAATACGAACTGCATCTACTGACGAAGGCAACCGTCCAGACAGATTTTCATAATACTCAATCGTTACTCTCTTCAGTAACTTATTCTCTTGTGTCATAGTCTCTTACTCCATATTTACTAAAAATGGTGCCGGCGGCAAAGATTTGAACTTGCGACCTGATGCTTACAAAGCAACTGCTCTCCCACTGAGCTACGCCGGCATACCATTTAATTTCGCTTATTATTAAAGCGATCATTTCTTTTTGGTTGAAATCCCTTTTGATTAGTAAAACGAGTAGCAAGTTTCGTAACTCTTTCACGAAGCTCCTCATTAACTTTACTCAATTCAGCATTATCAAACTCTAAAGATTTAATCCTAACATTAAGATTACCAACTTCAGATTCAAAAAAACCTTCTTCGCGGATAGCAGGATTGCCATCCAAGTGTACTGTAAATTCCATTTAATTGGACTCCTCAATAAGTTTCAGTAGTTTCATTCTATACTTGTTCTTGTTAATTGTCAAGAACCCTTTGTAATTTTTCATCAACTTTTTTAAATCAATCCATACAATATCACCTTCTAATTGTTTATCCCACTTTTTACCGTATTCAACTAGATCATCTAATATTATCATAGTTTCTAATGACAATCTGCTACCTAAAAACTCTTTCAATAATTTAGGATGATTATTATCCTTAACTTGAAATAGAGGTTCAAAATTCTTTATGTATGGCTGCATCTCTATAGTAAACTGCTCAAAGAAACCATCTCTTTTAAGTAACCAAGATTTATAGTTTTCATCACTAAAGTTAGCAATGTATCCCTTTTTATCTTTAATGAAGTTGGAGACATAGTAGTGCATAATTTCTGTTTTGGTTTTATATTTTTTCGAAAGTTTGACAAAGAAATGCCTGTCTTTACGTTTGTAGAAAGAATCTCTAGAAACTTTAGTCTTACCACCGTACTTAATAAAGTCATAATCTGTCTTACTAAAATGAGCCTTCATAGCACAATACATTATATAAACGTCAATTGGTTCCATCATCTTTAAATACATCTTCATCGACTCTACGTGTTGATTTATTAATATTGCTTTCAATGCTTGCTGCAACGAAACTTGATGCTGCCAGCATTGGAATAACGTAAATCATTTTATCAGTAAAATACGCTGTAATATACGTAGGTACTAATACTATGATTCCTTGTAAAATCCCTTTAAGCATTTTTAAAAGTTTCTAGCCACTATAAATAGTTTCGTAAAGGTCTATGTATCCACCAAGGTGAATATTTTCTTCATTGAATATTTGTGGTACAGTTTTATTACCGAGCTCTTTCATCAAAGCTTTTGCATTACTATCATAGTCAAGAGAGATTTCAACAAAATCAATATTATGTTCTTTCATTAAAGCTTTTGCCTTCGTACAGTACATACAATTTTTTTGTGTATAGATTGTGTACATTAAACTGGCAGTTGAGCTTGTCTAGGAAGAAAGTTTAAATCTCTAGCGTTTGCTTCGATCTTCTCTTTAAGACTTTTAGAAATAAGAGAACCTACGGTATCTGGTTCGATACCCTGTTTACTGCAATACCAAAGAACAGCCTCCATATGAGAAATTCTTTTTTCTTTAGCAATGTTTTCAATTTCTAATGAAAATGTTTTAGCAGTACTCATCTTATATATTCCTATGGGGTCTTTAGCTAAATTAATTAATAAAAATTGGGGGATTAACCATGATCCCCCACGGGTGTATTACCGTCACCACACGTTAGACATTACGCTGTGCGTAGTGCCTGATAACCAGCAGCAACAACTGCTCGTGTAGGCGTACCAACCATATACTTCATATATGATTCACCGTCAAAAGACGATACACGCTTGTTCAGATAGATTGAAAATCCTTCTGAACGAAGTTTACTAATAACAGCACGAACATTCTTAACACCATAACGTGATGTAATCTGTTTAGCGGTTAGTTCTGCACCATTTTCAAGTGCGGTGGCAACCTTAGCTGCCTGGGTAGTGGTAGTAGTCATTTAAATGTTTTCCTTAACATTACAAATAAGCTGGAAACATTCCAACTTTTAAATGGTAGTTTTTAGTCCTATAAAGAGAACTACCAAACTCATTAAGTGTCGATATAGCAATAGGTTGCCGTCACTTAAATTCTTATTATAACAGAGTATAACATAGTCTTATCTATATGTCAATACCCCTTTTGAATAAAGTGGTGGGTATTCTGTTGCTAGGAACCCACCGAACCCCGAAAAATTACGCAGCTAGTGCGTAATCTCCATAAGATACATTATCGTTAGCATCTATAGTTTTTGACCTATAAGGCGGTCAATCCACAATTCTCCACTCATCCGTCCCTGCCTGTCGATCCTACGCTTACGCTCGCCCCCATCAAAAAAAGATCAGATAAATCATTCCACCAAGTAATATTATATCTGCACATATACTCCAAACGATATATGCTTTAAACATCCACTTACTTAATGATTGTACTAGAGGGCTCTTCATCACAAACCCCTAAAACTTTATCCATATCTAATCTCCTTTTGGTGGAGGCGTTGGGCACTGCCCCCAAGTCCAGTTCAGTTCTCAATTCGTATCATCAAATTGTACTCTATTTATACCACAAAGTTAGTGTAAAGTCAAGTCTCTTTATTGGAAATTTAAAACTTAGTTTCTTTTTTTACCATAGGTAATAGGACACCACCAAAAAGACTTTTTTCAAAAACAGCATTAATTCCAGTTGTTAGGATGCAAACAAAATCGACATCTGTCGGTTTTGGCCATTCCAAAACGGTTACTGTTTTGGATTTGATATTCATCATAACGATAATCCTATTACCGTGTTTGTCAGATTTCCACATCATAACAGGCTGCTCTCCTGTATTTTTAATAAGTGATGGAACTATTTTTGATCCATCTCCACAAATTACTGGTTTGCCCAATTGCACTAAGTTGGCGTCATTAGGATCAGATTTTTTAGTTTCAGTATCATCTTCTATTGTTGGTGTTGTTGTTGTAGATAAAACCACGCCCTTGGGTATAGTATTGTTAGTTTGGCAACCAACCAACAGAAATATCACCAGTATCATTAGGTGTTTCATTTTGGTTTCTCCATTCTGCAGCGGTTTCTTCCAATGCATCAAGGTAATCATATTTCTCTTTTACAAATTCTTGTACAGTACCGTCTTCAGTAACACATAGAATAACAATCTGTTCTATCTCTGTACCTGTTCTTTCCCCATACATCTCTGCATAAGCTGAACATTGAATGTAATAGTTTTCATTCCATTCGTCATTGCGTTCTTTTGTTGATGTCTTGAAGTCTATAATAGACAGTACACCATTGTACTCTGCAATACAATCAACTCTACCCGCCACCCTATATTTATCACTATAGAGTCCTGCTTCTTGGGAATGGATGTTATTTATATTAATTAATACTTTTTGTAGCTGGGTAAATAGACACCAAGGCAAAAAATCTTTTTGATGATGATCTATATTATCATTGTTGAGATAGTCTTCACACATATGGTGAACCTTAGTTCCCCTTGCAGCAGCCTTACCAGCAATGTAGTTTGCAGTCTTTTCACCTACACGTTTACGCCACTCCACCAACCCAGACTTATTACGGACTGATAGAATAGTTGTGATTGAGGGATACTTATTTCCTTCTGGTGTTTCATAAAGACGCACACCGTCAGTTGTTGTTGCGCTTATAGGGGGCAACTCCACATTTATATGATTAAACATTATATAATAATACCTTATTCGTTTAGATTTGTCAAGTCACTTATCCATAAACTCTGGGTAAGCATTTCCTGTACCTTCGTACATATCAGAGCCAACTAATTCTTCTTCTTTACCTACACGAATACCAATAGTCTTATGTAATATCCACCATATTCCTAGAGATGTAGTGAATACAAATCCACCGATAACACCAATACCCAATACTTGAATCAATATTGTTGCATCTGAATTAAAGATAGGAACTAATAGTAGTCCAAGTATACCAGCAGTACCGTGTACAGAGATAGCACCAACAGGATCATCAATACCCCACTTCTCAATTAGAGACATGGACAGGGGAACTAACATACCACCCATCACACCATAAAGTACAGCAATCTCTGGACTTGGTGAATATGGATCAGCAGTAATAACTACCAATCCTGCCAATGCACCATTTAGGGTTACATTGAGAATGACCTTCTTTGTCCATAGTTTAGATACAATCATAGCACCCAATAGTCCACCCGCCGCAGCCATATTGGTGTTAACAAATATCTTACCTAGTGCATTTGCATCAGCAATAGTAGAGAACGCAAGTTGAGAACCACCATTAAAGAAGAACCAACCCAACCATAGAATCAATGTACCTAATGCAACCAGAGGCATATTTGAGCCAGGAATATTTTTTGGTTTTCCAT